ATTGCGAGCCGCTGCCACGCGGCCACGCTGCTACGGATCCGTTGGTGTCGGCGGTGAATTGCTGGATTGCAGCTCCACCCTGTACCCGGACAGGAACCCAGAACGGGGAACGCTGGCTTGTTCCGCGCTCCGTCATGTTCGAGCATTGAACCTTTTTTCCGCCTTTTTCCAGACGGGTTTGAAGTTTGTCAAAGTGGGCCTGGAGGTCTGCGATTTCTTCGACAAACGCTTCCAGTTCGATGGACTGTACGGCAGTTTCGGTGGAGAGTGCCATGTGAATTCCCTTGAAATGATGTCAGCCGCGTTGCCGCGCTGCACGATGTCCCATTCCTCGGAATTCAAACCGTATTTGCTTTTGGCGAGCCCGGCGGCCCCATGGTGCAACCAATTCCGTTTCTTCGTGTCGTCTCTCCGACTGTCGCGTCACTCTCTCCGCTGACGTTTACGGGTATTACAAGCGTAGTCTGTGCTTTCGTTCCTACGCTGTCAAGCTCTTACCTGTACAATTCTTCCGTTGTTGAGCCGGTACTTGCGCTCGTGAATCCAATTCAGCGGAGTGTTCTTGTGATCGATTTCATCCATTGGAGGCTTCACGCTTCTGACTTCCACCCCCGGCGAAACCGGAGTTGGACGCGACGGCTGTCCATTCCCCGTCGTCGACGGAGTCCTTGTCTTGCCACTCAGAAACGGTTTGTAACGCTCATTGACCAATGCATCCATCACCGTCTTGGCGTGCTTGTCGAACTGCACCTTAGCGTAATTCACGACCGTCGCAGGATCGGGATTGCGTTGCGCGCGATACCGCTTGACCTGATCCATGTACGTTTTGTCTTTTGCCGCCGTCGAGGCCACTCGACGTGAGAACTCTCCCTTGAGCGCCATCGTCGTTGCATTGTCGAGGTGCAGCCGCTTTGCATAAGGACGAAACAACTCCTGAAACCTGATTCCGGCGTGCTGGTCCAACTTGGTAGAAATGTTCGTATTCCAGTGCTGATCCTGCTCACGCTGGTTGAATTCCTGCTCACGCTGTGTCTGCCGATCGACAGTCTTTCCGGCAGCGCCCTGTTTCGACTGTCCCTGTGGCAGCTTGGTGGCTTTGTCGGCCTGCCCATTGAGCCATGCGCCCATATTGCCTGCCATGCCAATGATGCGCTTGAGCCGGTCGTCCGCCCATGCCTGCTTCTTGTCGTCCGGCAACCATGCTGGCATCTGCTCATTCAGCACGTCAACCATCGAGTTGTAGTTGGCAACAAGCGGCGATGTTGCCAACGCCTGTACGAAGTGAGGTAGGATGGCTTCCATGTACGCTTCGGGATTCGCCTCACGAACGCGATCAAGAATCGCCGGCGCCAACTTCGCTAGTCCTTCATTGAAATCTTCGCCAAACGATTCCAACGCCCTCGGATCGCCGGAGGCCAGAAGTTCATCCAGTTCTTGTACTTCCCGCGCCGAGTCCTGCAACGCTGCAATTGCTTCGGCACCCTTGAGTTCGCCGCGCTCAGGATCGTTGTGGATGACGGAATCGAGGATCGCATACCGCTCCCGAACTCCATCCAATCCCTTCTGGTCAAGTTGGTTCAGCGCATATTGACGTGAATATGCGTCTTTCGCCATGCGGGCAAACTTGGAGACGTTGGGATCGTTGGGGTTGGCGTCCTTGATTCCTCTGAGCCACTGGCTGAACTCGCGGGCAGTTTTCGATGAAAACTCAGGTTCCGGCTGCTGTGTCTGCGCCGTCTGAGTGGATTCCTGAGTTTGGGTTGTCTGTTGCTGTTCGCCCTCCGAGCCGGTTGACGATTCAACCTGCTCAACTTCCATTATTCCGCCTTCGTCCGGCATGTCTCTGTCTCCTTGGTTGCTGCATGTCTCAAACGCTCATGCCAGGAATCATGCAGCAACGTAAACGCCTGGTCGATGACGGCTCCGCACGAGTGACACACCACTGGAGTATATCCGCGCAACAAACTGTATCCATTCGGCGGGATTGGCCGTTGTTCCAGCACCGTGTGCAGCGTCACGTCAGCGGCTTTCCGACAATCGATACCTTCTGCTTGACTGGAACTCCCTGAGCATCGACGCCTTCCTTCTCAGTCGTGATTTCGTGAGTCTGATCCTCTGTCTCCAGCGCAAATGGCGGAACCGACAGTCCCATCGCCTCGAACATCTCCGCCTGCGCCTGCGGTGGAAATTTCGATGGATCAATGCTCACATTTCCCTTGAATTCCATCTCCTTCGGCGGCTGGAGTTGCTTCAACATCTGCATATGCTCTTTCCAGTGGCACTTGAAGTTCATCCAGATCGCCTTCTGCGCATCTGTGCCGTTCTTCAGTTTGCGTCCGGTAGGAGTGGTTAGCATTCCCAGCGTGATGGCAGCATGGATCATGTGATTTTCGCTGGTATCCTGCGCCACCGGAACCGTCGATACCTTCGGCGGAGTAGTCTGCTGTGCCTGTTGCAACTGCTGGGCCTGTTGCTGCAACATCTGCATGGCCTGCTGGCCTTCCGGGAGCTGTGCCTCGGGATGGGTCTGGCCCTCCTGCAACTGCTCCTGAATCGCCTGCAACTGCTGCTGAATCACCGCCAGTTTCGGGTTATCAATCGGGCCGGAACGCATCAGAATCTCAAACTCACCCTGCTGCTCTTCCACCTGATCGGCACCCGGAATGTCGAGTGCGGCAAGCGATGGGAACTTATTGAATACCGCCAAATTTCGCGGGTCCATCATAATCTGCTGATAGAGCGCGACATTGGCCGATTCCGCCAGCAATGCAGCCATCTGCTCTTCCTGCTCGGCCATCGTCTGCGGGATTTCCATTGACTCGGCCTGCACCAGAACCGATCCCTGGAGCTTGGAAATCTCAATCTTCAGTTTGGTCTGGCCGGGAAGCGATGCCGAGAAATCCGCCATTCGGTTGTCTGCTGCCGATTCTACGGCTTGTTGCGTAATGGCGCACATCGCCTCGCACAGCGCTCCCCACGGCATCGAATATACCTGCAATGCCTGATCACGCTTCAAGCGTGTTGTCTTGAATACGCCCTGATCGCTCTCATTGTCGGCTTCTCCAAAGGCTGCAGCGCTGCCGCCGTCCATCGCCTCGGGTCCGCCCTGAATCAGCCATTGCACAAAAGTCAGAATCGCGTCATTGGGCACCGGAACGTTCTCAACTCCAGTGATGTCGGGGATGCGGAGGTTTTTGTCCTCCAGTCCCGTAACGGGCGTCATCTTCGATGGGTCGTTAGACTGAGTGTTCAATAAATGAACATCGATATACGGCTCCATCCCGAATCGACGCGGAACCGCTGCCCGAAAGTAGCGGTCAAGCAACGAGATGTTGGCATTCAGCACTTTCTGCAATGGAAGATAGTTCGTCAGCAATGCTTCCCGGTTCTGACCGTCTCCCGGCCCCGGATGGCTGATCTTGACGTGCCGAGACATGCTAGCATTGCGCACAAACGCCAGTGTTCCCCCGGCGTGCCATACTTCCAACCCATCGGGAAACGTCTCATAGAATAATGACCGGATGTTCTCATCCGCAATTCCCTCATACTCGCTTGGCTTGAAGAATGCCACGCTTTCCGTCGCATCATTCTTGTAGGCTTCCCCGCTGGTCGAACTGGCCTGCACAGCCAACCGGACGTTGATTCTCGCCATGCGGTCGATTTGTTGAAGTCCATCGGAATTGCCCTGCGTCCCAATCGTGTCCCGAATCCACGGATACTTTGCCTTCATGTTGTTGTTGCTGACTTCATGCTGATAGCGCACCCACCCCATATCCTCTTCATCATCGGCCATGAGGGGAACTTTCCACTCCAGTTTTCCTCCAACGAATGTCACTTCCCGACGGGCAGGCGTCTCCGAATCCTCGTTTCCAGCGTCCAGTTCCGTTTCCGGCGTCACGCCTTCGGACTTCGGCTCGCCATAAATCTCTTCCTTCCGATTTGGCAGTTCCGTTCCCCAGCGCGTCTGATCGGCAACCGTATAGGTCAGGAATCCAACCCGATCATCGGTACAGAAGTATCCCGCAGCCTTCTTCACTACTTCCTTGAGATTGGCTTGATGGATGAATACCTTGATGAACTTTTCCGCCTCTTCCGTCGCTGCCTGATCCATCGGGTCTTCATCATCGACAGGAGCAACCGTTGTGCCGGGAACCTCGCGACTCAACAATGCCGTGATCTTCTTATGGCGAGCGCCAAACACGTTGCAGGAAAACAACTTCATCGCATTCTGCGTCTGCATGATGCTGGCCCCAGCGGCAGAACTGCTGCCCGACGACCCGCCAAACATTCCCCAACCCCTGAACCCAGCCGTCAGGAAGTGGTAATTCCGGCGAAACAACCGCATCTCCCACGCCTGCAACACTTCCCACGTCCGCGCCGCCGCATCGCACTTGCTGACGTTTTGAATCAAATCCTCGACCGCATTCTTGTACTCGCCCAGCTCATCCGGCCCATAGATCGGCTCGGGAGAACACATCCAGGGCGTATAACGGCCAGGAACATAACCTTCAGGGAATTGTAGGCGAGTCAGCTTCGGCGTTGTGGATTGTGTTTCGTCCTGCTCGTCGTTGGCAGTCGGCGGAGTCGCCATTTATCCTCCATGTTTCATCGCACGGAATCCAGCAGCACTCGCTTTACGTCTTCGCAGAAATGGCGAATCGCCCGGCTTGGGAGCAATCTCGGAG